GATTGACATCAAGACCAACGTAGTGTTCCGCCATCTGGAGCAAAGCAAGAAACGGTTCGTTGTTGAGCAGGGAGGGACTCGTAGCGGCAAGACTTTTAACATCCTCATTTGGATCATATTCCGCTATGCGATGACACACACTGGCAAGACCATTACGATATGCCGTAAGAGTAGTCCGTCACTGCGTGGCACGGTAGCTAGGGACTTTTGGTCGATACTCGAAAAGCACAACCTGTACAAGGAATCGCACCACCGCAAAAGCACGAACGAATATATGCTAAACGGTAACCTCGTTGAGTTCCTGAATTGCGACGTCCCGCAAAAAATCAGAGGAAGAAAACGGTCACTGCTTTTTATCAATGAAGCCAACGAATTGACGTACGAGGACTTCTTCCAGTTGAACATCCGTACTACCGAAAAAGTCATTGTCGATTACAACCCAAGCGACGAGTACCACTGGCTGTACGAGAAACTTATCCCGCGCGATGACTGCGAGTTCCATCAAACCACATACTTAGATAACCCGTTCCTAGATGAAATCACAATCAACGAGATAGAACGGCTGAAGGATGTCGATGCCAACTACTGGCGCGTGTATGGGTTAGGAGAAAGGGGTATTAGTGACGCAACCATCTTCACGCACTGGAAGGAATCGGAAGAAGTGCCCGAATCATACAAGCTAAAGTGCCTAGGTATCGATTGGGGCTACACAAATGATCCCACAGCGATAGTTGCGTGTTACAGCAACGGCAATGACTGGTTGATTGACGAAAGGTGCTACGCTACCAGAATGACGAATTTTGACATCAGTGAGTTCCTTCGTGGTGACGGTTGGGACAAGAACGTAACCATCATCTGCGATAGTGCCGAACCCAAAAGCATAGCAGAACTGCACGGGTATGGCTGGAACGTACATGGCGCTCGTAAGGGTGCTGACTCCATTCGCAGTGGCATCGATTACATGAAGTCGCGGGGCTTGATGATCACAAACACGTCGCTCAACGCCATCAAGGAGTTCCGCAACTACAAGTGGAAAGAAGATAGGGACGGCAAGAAACTCAATGAGCCAGTCGATGCGTTCAATCACATCATCGATGCATCGCGTTACGCCATTACGTTCCACCAAACGAACCCAAACTTCGGGCGATATACGCTAGGCTAAACCTTGGTTTTTTCAAATAATTTTAGTAAGTTAGGTGTATGGAAAAACCTACGATTAAAACACACTGCGAAGGTTGGGACTGTTTCCCAGCAATGCGCGAACTCGTGTACGCCACAGAGATGTATAAGGATACAGCGTATGAAATCAAACACTGCGTGCGTCGCAGAAGCGTAGCAGAAATTCTGCGAGAATTTGAACACATCGCTGATACCATCATGGAGCAGATTGCGGACATTCGCAATCAAGCTATGGACGACGTTACGTTTGAAACTGTACCTGACTTTATCGAAGTCGACGAAGAGTACGCTCCGTGATCCCCAGTGAGTAAACTGGAGTCGGTATTTTTTGGATAATTGAAAAAATTGTCGTAAGTTAGTGGTATGGAAAAATACACTACTGGCTATCAGCAACACCTCAAACAAGTCGAGGTAGCGCAAAGCCGATTTGATTCAAAACCTAGCCGAAAGACGGCGACGGCGCTTTCTAACCTGAAAAACAAACAATTCAGTAGAGAGCAGATGTACACACCTGACTGGATCGGTTTCCAGAAGCAGGAGGAGTTGGTACTCAAACACCAATTAAAACAATGCATCAAGCAGTTGAAACAATTTAGCTGGGAAGCACCACTCTAATTTGAGTAGCAGGGTTAATCACCCTGTTTTTTTGTGCCCCGTAGGTAGGTATTGAACAACAACAACTCGAAGAAGCATGAAGGTAAAGTTGCCATACGAATGGAAGGATTTAACGCTTGGAGAACTACAGGCGTACATGCTGGCTATTGACGACGTAGAACGCGCATCGGCTATGTCAGGGCAAACCACGGATGAGGTGCGCAACTGGTCGCCGTCAGTAATGGAGAAAACCATGACGCACATCGGCAAGTTGATGGACGCAGAAACCTTCGCGTTCGAAAAAATCATTACGGTCGATGGGGTCGAGTACGGTTTGATCCCTGACTGGGGCGCGTTTACGTTGGGTGAGTGGGTCGATGCCAACAACGCAATGCAGGATTTCTGGAAGAACGCGCACAAGCTGATGGCAATTTTGTATCGCCCAGTCGAATGGCGGGTCAAGAAACAGTACGGCATCGCGTCGTACACTGCCAAAGAGGACGCAAACAAACTCAAAGTGATCCCTGCGCACTACGTCAGTGGAGCGGTAGTTTTTTTTTGGAGTATCGGAACACAGTTGTCGAATCCTACTCAGCCGTCTTCACTGGGGGAGCGAGTTCGGAATTTGCTAGTAAGTGGAACTGGTATCACACGCTTTACGAGTTGGCTGGTCAAGACGTACTCAAGATGGATGCCGTCACCGAAAAACCAGCCGAAGTAATTTTTACGCATCTTGCCTACTTAAGAGATAGAAGTCAGGACGAGAAACAGAAACTGCAAAGCCAGAAAAAATGGTCACGCTAAACAAAATCATGGATGCGTTCAAAGCGTTTGGCACTGCCAACGTCTTTATTACGCACTACGCTACTGGTCAGCCGTCAGATATGGACGACTTAAAAGAATCGCAGTTCCCGCTCATGTTTGTTGTCTATGAGGGCGCAACCTACAACGTCAACGTCAAGTCGTACTCGTTTGAGGTTTTGCTGGTCGGTAACACCAGTCAGTTAAACCAAGTAGATGAGTCCGTGCAGATGGTTAGCGATATGGAGCAGGTAGGTGAGGATTTGCTGGCGGACATTATTGCTGGGCACACGTACTTTGCATTCGACAGTCAGTACGAAATGACATCCGCTACCAACACGCCAATCGTTGAACAGCAACGTAACATCCTGACAGGCAGTTCGTTACGATTAAGTATTGACGTGCCGTTCAACGCTAATAGTTGCATACAGCCGTGAGTGAGTTTGAGTTTTTTCACCTAGTCGAAGAACTGCACAAGTACGGTGCGGATGCCCGCGATGCTGCTCGTCGTAACTTGGGATCAAAGAAACGAGGTCGCAACAACAACTGGGGCGTGACCAAGCACCGACGGTTGCAGAAATCTATGACGTATGACATCAAGGTCAACGGTCAAGAGATTACACTGGGCATCGGAGCAAGCGGTAAGTCCAAAGATTACGCACCCTTTGTCGAACGTGGAGTAAACGGTACACTGAACCAGCACGGAAGCCCGTACAGCTACACCAACAAGCAACCGCCAGTTGGTAGCATCCTGCAATGGATGAAGGATAAGCCCGTGCGATTGAGAAACTCCAAAGGTGAGTTTATTGAGCAAACGCCCGAACGAATGAAGTCCCGGGCATTCCAGATAGCCCGTAGCATCAAACGCAAAGGAGTTCCCCCACTGTTTTTTACTCGCGACGGCATTGAGTGGGCACGAAAGAAGCATGACGCAACCATTGCCAGAGCCGCCGCTATGGACGTACAAGTGTACATGCGTAACAACCTGAATATGATCCCCAAGCTATGAGTGTAAGTCCTACGTCGCATTACGCCATGCATGGAAACGCACTGCCAATGGTGCGTCGTAGGCATCTCACCAACTAGTAAACCATGAGCGTTAGTTTAACCAACAGCAACCGAGAGTTCGGTGTCGATAGCGAAGACCTCATCTACAAGGTCAGCACTACCGATACAATAACCTCGGACTACAAGTTTGTCGTAGAAGTGTACGTTAACAGTTCTGCGTTTGGTAAATACTACCTAAGCCCGAACCCTAGCAACGTCGCTTTCTTTAATCTCAGTGGAGTGTGCCGAGATTTATGCTCAGTCGATACTGCTACTCAAGCAGGAGGTAACATCCACGATGAGATAGTCGTGTTTAGCAAGTCAACTACCAACGTCAAGTACATTGAGATTCGTGCTGGCAAGTACGTATCGGCTACCGAAACGCTCAATATCGATTCCGAAACCATCTACTTGACTGACGGATACCGCAAGTACAGTGATGGACTGTGGAGCAGTTTTGCAAACCTAGTAAGCGACGGAGTTACCAAGCAAGTTTGGCTAACCGAACGCAGTAGGGGAGTAAAGGGGGTTATCGAATACGAATCCAACGAGAGTGAGTATGGCGTTGTCGGTTTCCTCAATGACCAGACCTTTGGGTCGCAAGCGGTCAAGATTGTGTACACGCTGTATAACGGCAGTACGGTCATAGGTACTCACACATTCGCATTCACGCATACCAACGCACAGCTACCAAGCGCAAGCGCAACGGCTGGCAAGATGCTGTACTTTGGAGTGTATCCGCTGAACATCGTTGACGCTTTGGATGACGCTAGCGTTACTGGGATCGATCCACTTCAGAGTGCGAACACATGGACGCACTATCGCCTTCAGTTAGCGTCCGCTACTGCTGACGTAAGTTTAACCCTGCAAGTGAACTACGTCAACTACAACTGCAAGCACACGCCCGTGCAGTTAGCTTGGGCAAACCAGTACGGTAGTTGGGACTACATCATGTTCGATGGTCGTCGTCAAAGTTCCGTCGATACTACCAGCAAATCGTACTGGACAGAAACTGGCACGTGGTCAGGGACAACGTACACACGCAACACGTTTGACTCACAGCGCAAGGTATTTGGCGTAATGGCTACTGAGTCGTACGACCTTCGTGCGTACATCCAATCCAGCAACGCATACAACCTAATGCCGTCGCTGTACAAAAGCGATAAGGTCATGGCGTACATCGATGGCACTTGGTATCCAGTCCACGTATCGGGCAACAGCCATCAGTTTGACGGTGAGCCAATCAGCAAGATGCAGGAAATCACCGTTAAGGTCACTCTCGCAAACCCAGTTCTATGCTAAGGTTAATCGTCAAAGGCAATGACGATAGTACGCACAGCATTGAGCTGTACGAGAATGCTCCCGTCAATATTAACTACCAGTTTACCGACCTGCACAACTTCGGTACTCCGCTTGGCACGTTCAGCCAAACCTTTCGCATCCCAGCAACGAATGCTAACAAGTCGTTCTTTGGATCAATCCAGAACCCGAACCTCGTCAGTGATGACAACGGCTATGTACTGGACACGTGGTCGACCATCAAACGCATTACCGCTGAGATAGTTTACCGTAGCATCCCTCTCGCACGTGGGTACATTCAGTTCAAGCGGGCGTACATCGTAAACAAGGATTTGGCTGAGTACGAGGTTGTGTTTTTTGGGGAGTCGTTAGATGCTACCCGCTCAATCGGTGACAAGTTGATGGAGGAGATAGATTTGTCTAGCTACGACCACGACCCAACGCTCGCTAACATCCAGAGCAGTTGGAACGGCAACCTGCACTCAGGCGCAATTCGTTACGGGCTTGTTGACCGTGGGTACAAGGGCATGAACTGGTACGCCGCAGTGTACAATGATGATCCATTCGATGACGTTCCGCTAGTCAGCACATCGTTTACTCCGTTCATTCGCGTTTCAACGCTTGTAGATGCAATTTTTACTGGCGCAGGGTACACTGTGTCCAGTGCGTGGTTAGATAACGCCACAACGCTCTATATGCCGTTGATGAGCAATACGGCATACCTGTTTGGCGACCAGCACAACAGCCAAGGGTTTAAGGTTAGCGGCACAAACATTACCGAAGTAGGCGGTACTCCAAATTTAAGCGAGCAGTATGACTACGGCTCAAACTACACTCCAGCTACGCACCTGTACACCGTGCCGTACGATATGCGCATGGTGTTCCAGTTGCAGATTGACATAAACGCTCTCGGTTCTAGCTGGTCGCGACCGATTGTTTACAAGAATGGCAACGTCACGGTTTGGGCAGGTCCACAGGTGCAGGGCGGAACTAACTACAGCAATACCGTCGAAGTGATCGTTGACCTAGTTCAGGGTGACACGCTCAAATTTGATGTAGTCGGTCCCGCTCCCGATTACCTCATAAACGTCGTCGTTTGGCAAAGTCTGTCGATATATCGAATCAATGACGGTTACGCCAACTGGCTACAAGCAAATTTGCCCAAGGTCAAGCAGGTCGATTTCATCCGTTCCTTGCAACAGGCGTTCAATCTAATCATAGTGCCAGATAGCAACGCGCCTAAGCTGATTTACATTGAGCCGTGGTCGGATTACATCGGAACTGGATTGACCAAGGACTGGACTGACAAGATTGATTTCAGCAAGGATGTAATCGTTGAGCCAACAGTTAGCTTACAGAAACGTCGGTACGAATGGCGGTTCAACAGTGCCAAGGATATAATCAATGCGGCAGTCGAGGATCAAAATGACCGTACGTGGGGTCGTCATGAGGTAATCGATACAGCAAACGATTTTGCATCTGGTGAGTACGAGGTCAAACCACAGCTAGTAGGGTACATCACTGCGTACATACCGTTTAGCGATGTCATCGTCCATCGTGCAATTAACTCAGAAGGCAAGCCCATCCAAGACCCGTTGCCAAGGTTAGCTTATTGGAATGGCACGTACAGCCCAACCAATAGCGTGCCCGTTCACAATGGATCGTCAGCAACTAACATATCGTCGTACGGCTTGTTTACACCGTACAGCGCATTTCCTGCTACTCTATCTGACAGCGCGTTAATGTTTGGCGGGGACACGCCATTCACAGAAAGCGTAGTACAGCCACAGAATACGCTTTGGTATTCGCACTACCGAAATATGTTCACAGAACTCTATTCGGTTGACGCAAGAATGGTCACGCTGTACCTGCGATTGACAGCTAGCGACATCAATCAGTTCCGATGGAGCGACAAGATATTCATTCGCGATACGTACTATCGCATCCAAAGCATTAGCGGATACACTGCTAACGATGAAGCCACCACCAAGTGCGAACTGGTCAAGATACTTGAGCCAGGACGTGACTGCGATTACACCGTTGAGTCTATTAACAGCACTACTAACATCGTGCTGTTTCAGGACGTAGATGGCGTTAGCACATACGGCAATCGTCGGTGCTGTGAGTACTACGGTTACCAGTGGATAAATGACAGATGCTACAACCAAGGCGTTAGCACTGACCATGAAGGTGGCGCAGGTGGCAGTGGTACGGACATTGACTCAGTTTTAAACACGCAAGCAGGACTGCAAACCCAGATAGATGACATCACAGCAACAACGGATTTAATAACCGTAACGTCAGCTATCGATTTGGACAACTTAGAAACTCCAGATACGAGTCCGAATGACCTGTTTCAGATATTTTTAGAGAAGTAATGGCAAACAGTTACAACACTTCGCAAACCACAATCAGTAGCGTAAACAGCCCAACTACTGTATTTACCGCTACGGCAAGCACTACGCTTATCAAAAGCATTCGAGTAATGCACGGTAGCGCGTCGTCTAGTGCTACGCTGGGTATTACCAAAAGCGGCGGTTCGAGAACCGATATGAACACCGTCACCTTATCGCAAGACGTTACCAGTGATTTGATTACTGACGTTTTGCCGTTAGCCGCTGGTGATGCATTGACAGTTGAGTCAACCCATCAGCCAACGTACGTATGGGTTAGCTACGTAGAATCCACAGAATCAGTATCTGCGCAAAGCATTGACGTACTCAGCGATGTCGATACTACTACTACTGCACCCACAAGCGGTCAGGTTTTGACTTGGGATGGATCACAATGGGAGCCACAGGATGCGGCATCAGGAGGCGGTGCAGTTGATTCGGTCAACGGTCAAACTGGTGTAGTCGTCATCGACATGGATGACGTAAACGATGTTCAAGCAACATCGCCAACGGGAGGTGACGTACTTGAGTGGAACGGCACAAACGCTTGGGCAAAATCTGGCAAGCTGACGTTGTTGTGGTCATTGATAAAGCAGGGCACAGATACATCAATCAAGAATGGCGCTGGCACTAATAGTGAATTGAAGCTAGAGTCAACTAAAGCAACCGTCAGCACTGGGATCACCAAGGTCGTGCTGACTGAAACGTCCCCCGGTGACATTGAGTTTATAGTTGCTACTGACAGCAGTGGCACAACTGCGTTCACAGCATTGCACATTGACGGGCTGACAGCGGCAAATGAAGCTAACATCATAGTTAAGCAGGGCGCGTTCTTTAAGT